AAACAAAAGGAGATGTAGTCCGTGTTCGCCAAAGCAAAGTTCGGGTCCACACCCATAAACCCCCCCGGTCCCGGCGCATCCGACCGCAAGAACTTCACTGTCGTGATCGAGTTGATCTGCACCAACACCGGATACGACGACACGCTCGCATCAAAGATTTGTCCTACACCGACAGTTAACGCCGTTGATGTCGCACCCGTCACCGGCAACGAAACCGTGATCGTATTGTTCGTCGTCCCCGCACCCGTACACGCCAAATAGACGAGCACATCAACCGTGCCACCATACGACCGGTACTTCGCATAAGTAACCGTCTTCGCAACCGCACCCGACTGGGTAATCGTCGGCGTATACGAAGTCCACTCCGCAATCGCAGCGATATTCGCGCCGAGCTGATTCACATCCGCGGCGGCAATCGCGCTCACCCCCGCCGTTTTATCAGCCCAGTCGCTATACGCCATCAGATCCCCTCAGTACGCATACACGGTCCCGTCGTCGTACAACGAACCATCATCGTAAATCTCGTAGGTCGTATCATCCCACGGTGCCATCGAAAAACGGGTCCGCCACGACATCGCAGTGAACTCGTGCGACACACCCTGAATCACTTGGGATAGGGAGACAGTCGAACCGATACCAAGCGGTTTGCGTTGCACTGTGACCCGATCACCGATCCGCCGACCCAACACTTGGGGCCACAACACCGAAGGGTCCATCGTCGGATCGAAGATCAACGCCCGGACTCGCGTTGCCGGTTCCTCGTAACGTTGCAACAACACCGACGCCCGGTCGCGAAGAACCGCATCTGAACTGTCATACGATGTTGGTGCAACCCAACCACGATCCCCATACGCATTGTCGATCAACGTCTGATCCAACACGGTGACAGTCGCCCCACCATTCCGCGATGCGACCACCGGGTTACGAATCAACGTTTCGTCGCGTACCGGATCAATGTCGAGATAACGGATCGTCGCACCAGAAGCCGTATCACCAAACGTCGCTTGGCTTATAGCACTACGAGTTTCGGACCATGTAGCAGTACGGGAACGGTGATTCAGTATCCCGCCCTGATACATGTCAATGTACGTTTCGGCAAGTTCGGTATCAGCAGCTTCGTAGATCGCGTCGAGGGCACTCATCTTAACCGTAAAGTTGAAGGCTTGCATCGTCGACACACCGGTATCCAAATCGCGGAGGGTTGCAGGCCAGCCGATCAGGTCAAGGACCGCACCGATACGCGTCCCGGTAGTCTGCCCGGCCCACGGTGCCGAACCCGTCGAGTAATTCGATGCGACACCGTTCGCTCCATACAAGGCAAGATCGTCGAGCGTCCCAACAAACGGATCATTGTTCGACGCCGAATCGCCAAGGATGATCTCGCCGTCTGCGAGTCCGCCCGTGTACTGGGCAGGCGTCGTGAACCCCGAACCGGTCCCCGCATCAGTGACCCCATCCACAACATACTGAGACGGGCCGATATCGAAATACACATGATGGGTTGCACCATCGTTCAACGCGCTTGTCGTCTCCGTATAAAACGACGTACCCGAGTTCCACACACGGAGTTTCCCCGCAACTAAATATGCCATCACCGTAATGTTGTTATTCCGCCACTGGACAACAGTCCCCGCCGTCGCCGTAGTCGAAAACCAGAAATCAACGGACCAAACCGTCAGGGACATATCGACCGTGTGCGTCCCCCGCGCATACGTCGGTTCCCCTACGGTGACCGCCCATGCCTTCGACGGATCACCCGTCAACAACCCAGCCGCCAACGAAGGAGTACGCGACCAGAACCCGTGACGCGCATTCCCAGACGAATCCGTCAACCGGCCCGCATCATCAAACCGGTAATACACGTTCGGGCGTAACGCCACCACTCGCGACTCGTACGGCGACTTCGACAACTTCGCTTGCTGCAACCGCTCGAAACCATCCCGAGCTGTAATCGACGTAACGAACTTCTTATCCTGCACATGCGACTGGCCCCACGAAGTCACATAACCACGCCACAACCAGTACAACGTCCCGCCCCACACGGCACTCACCCGGATCTGCACCAATGGTCTCAGCAACCCGAAAAACGGACCCGTCGTGTTATCCGGGTCGAACAGTCGTCCCACCGTTTGCATCGTCTCGAGCGTCAACGACAACGACCCCGACGAGAACCGTTCCGACTCGTCGATGCCTCTACCGGTCCCAGTATTGCCACCCACTACATAGGCGCTGATATCCGCCCAATCACCATCACTGTTCCCCGGTGCAGCCCACAACACCTCGAAACACAAATTCGCGAACGTCGCCGCATCCGCACTCGTTGACGGCCGTTCATCAAGAAGGACGCCCATCAGACCGACGTATACGTGACCAAGATCGGTGCGCGCAGCTCGGCGTCACCCACCAACGTATCCGAACCGTTATCGGCATCCCGGCCGAGGAACACGTGCAAAACGTCGCCGGCAACTGCACTCACCACCCCGAGGGTGAGGCTTACCGTCGCCGCAACTCCCGCCGTACCGTTCGTCGCAACCGTCGACGTAGAAACCGTCCCGTACACCACCCCATCCCAATCGGTCGTACCTGGCCGTTCAAGGACATACGCGTACTTCCACACACAGTTCCCCGACGTAGCCGCAGCACTCGCGAACCGGAACGACACCGCACCACCCGACGAATAATTCGACGCTAACGGCACCGCCAACGCAATCGCTTCGTCGGACGCAGCATCGAACCCTCGGAACCGTTGCGGAACCGCAAGCCCATTCGTAGGAGGTGAACCCGCCGACGTATCCGAAGCCCACGCTGCCGGAGGTGCAGACGTGTCAGTCTCGTCGCCGGGCCACAAGTAGATCCGGGTTGTTGCCATCTATGCGACCGCTGAAGATACGAACACTGGACCTCCACGGGCGGCTTTGTTTATGTCGTCGATCATGATCTGGCCGAGGGTGCGCCCATCGACTTGAAGGATCAATGTCACCGGCCCACCGCCACCGCCACCACCGGAAGGCAGAGGACTGTTCCCCGGCGAACGGCCCAACGGAACCAACATCTCCGGTCCCGCTTCACCAATCAACGCAACAGTCGGCCGGTTGATGATCGCACCCTCCGCTGCCTTGTATCTGGGGATGGCCCCCGTGACCCCATAACCGCCGAGGTCGGCTCCGGCTAAGATGCCTTCGAGCGTGATCGTCACCGTCTTCGCCGCGGGAAGTCCGTCGACCACACCCTTCAAGAACACGAGTTTGTCGATCTCCGCCTGAATGGCCGGAGCATTCTCCTCATGCAACCGCTTCGATTCCTCGAGTTTTGCGATCATCGCCGCATATACGGCGTCGTCTTTTATCGTCCGCTTCAACGTCGTAATGGCATCATCCTGCGCCAACGCTGCCGACACACCCGACAAGTGTGCTTGTTCCACCCTCAACTGGGCATCGCGGACCTTCTCCCAATCGTTGGGAGTCTCCCGCAACACGGTAGCTAAATCGTTTTCGGCTTTTGTGATGTTGAGCAACGACTGTTGGTAGCCGATCCGACCGCCCGACATTGCGAGAAGCTGCGACTGCAACGCCTGCATCGACGCCACCGCATCGTCGGTCGCGCTAGTCACATCGACGGTGCCGGAAGCGACATCCAACAAAGCCTGCTTGTGGGCCTCTTCCGCGATGCGGGCTTCGCGGACCTTCACCTTCAGATTCTCGATCGCCGGGCTGAGTTCGTCATGGCGAACCTTCAAGCCGGCGAGTTGAAGTTGCAAGTCTTGGATCGAGAAGTTGTAGTCATCAAGCGAGATGCGTTGCCCGAGGTAGTCAGCCTTCGCCTGCTGCTGCGCTCCGGCAGTGTCTTCGATCGCAGCCTTCAGCATTCGCTGCTTATCCTGAAGCGCCTGCAACGCTTGGCTAACGGTTCCCGCCGCCTGCGCGTTACTAATCTGAACCGCAGCCCACCTCTTCGACGCGTCCGTTATATCGTCATATCGACTACGCCCCATCGACAACGAAACGATCAGTGCGGCCGTCCCGGCGAGGACGAGGCCAAGCGCACCCATACCCACCAACTGGGCAACACTCAACGCCTTCAACGCATCGACCGCGTACAACGCCTTAATCGCAAGTGTTTGCATCCCGCCAGCGATCGACTCGGCCACGTTCAACAACGCGCCGAACCCTTGCGATACCTTCCCCGTCGCCCAAATCAACGGGCCAGCAACCGCCACCAACGCGCCGAACCCCGCGACCGCAGCCTTAACCGGTGGGGGTGATTCGGCAATCGCCGACGCCAAACTCGCAAACGCCTTCGCGCCCGCCGCCACATACGGCAACAACACGACACCCATCTGCGCCGCCGCGTCCGTCAATTCGGCCTTCAAGATCCGCATCCGGTTCGCTACGCCTTCCGACGTACGCGCAAAGTCGCCCTGCGCCAACGTCGTATCAGCCATGATGATCGAGTACGCCGCTTGGGCTTTCATACCCGCGGTCAACTCGTCCTTCGTGCCGGCGAGGCCCATCTTCAACGCTTCGGTTTCGATGCGCGCCGCAGACAACGACACACCAAACTTGCGGAGCGGTTCCGCCTCACCCACCAAACCGGACCGGAGGGCCAGCAACACCTCTTCCGGGTTCGCATTGTTGAACGACGCGAGGTCCGCGGCGAGTTGAACCAGTTTCGTTGACATCTTCGCCGCAGCAGGGATACCGACATCCATCGCCCGGAACAAGTTCCCGAACGTCCCCACAGCCTCATACGCCGCCGCTTTCGAGAGACCAAACGACTGCGCCGAATCCGACGCCCATTTCTTGATCTTCCCAGCGGACTCCGCGAACACGACTTGCATCTTGCTTTGCGACTCTTCCAAGTCCGATGCGGCTTTCACACTCGCTACACCAACCGCGAGTATCGGCAACGACACGTTCAACGAGACCGACTTACCGAGGCGCACCGCGTCGTCACCAAACGACTTCGACGCGGCAGCGAGACTCGCAAGTTTCGATTCGGCCCCACCCGCCGCACCCTCAACAGCCTTAAACGCCCCCTCGGCGCCTCTCGCGTCGCCAGTAATGACGACTTGCAACGTCTTCGACGCCATCAAGACCTCGATTGCAAATCGGCGAGCGCGTCTAAATACCCCTTCCACTCGGCAAGCGAGAAGCGGGATACGTCATCCGGGCAAAGCCCGTAGTGCATCGTCAGGGCGGGCCAACTCCGATGAAGAGTGGCCCTCACACTTCCGGGTCGTCAGCCTCTTCATCCGGCGAATCGACACTGATCTCCATATCACCCTCGGCGTCGATCACCCGCTGCCGGTAATCCTCAACAACCGAATCGTCGAAGATCAACGAAGTTTCACCAGCCGCACGACGCGCCAAACACCACAACAACGCAAGCGAATCTTCGTCGATCTGCTCACCATTCGACGTGAACGACGCATACGCAATACCAGTCCACTTACGGACCAGCATCCGTTCACCCATCGGCACGTTGCGCCACGCCAACTTCCACGTCGTTTCACCGATACGGATTACAAGGATCTGTTGTGCGGCCACCGCTGCTTCCGCACGCGCACCAACACCAGGACGGGGAGCTTTCGCCATGTTCATCCTTCAGGGAAGGCCTTAGCGGCCAGGATATTTATCATGTTCACGTACTGGTCGATGATGTCGGGAAGGTTGTCGGCAAGGGCATCGTTAATCGCATACGGGCCTTGGCCGTGAACCGCGGCATCCCACGAGTTACCAACCCATTTCGGATGTTGCGCGGGGCTTGCCCGGTAACGGCTTTTCCCGTACCAACCGGTGTGCCGTTTCGCACCCCAAAACGCGACGTTGCCGAGACCCTTCATGCCCGACACGGCAATCGTCGCGGACCGTTGCGTACCACGACCCTTGATCGTGTTTTGTGCCTTCGCTTGCAACGGAGTCGAAGCACGACCACGCGCAAGCGCTGCGCCACGCCGACCGATCTGCTGATGAACTTCCGTCAACGCTTTCGGCCACTCAGGCCCCAACGCCTTCAGGGCAGCACGGAACTCTTTAAGGCCGGTTACCTCGACGGCCATCGCCGCTACGCGGTCGTATCATTGTTCGTCAGGACGACAGTGATCGCATGCTGCTCCAACGAACCGGAACGAATCACCTTGAACGGCACCGGATGTTCCACAATCCCACGACCCGACACATTCGGCGTCGACCCATCCAGGCGAATATTCGCAGTGATTGTCGCCATCAACGTCCCCGAGCTCATCGTCGAAATCAAGGTGCCTTCCGTCCCACCCAAGAACGCGTGAAGGTTCAACGTGCCACGACCGGACGGGTTACCCCACTCCAAATCGAGGTTCCCTGAATACATCGCATAATCCTGGCGCAAAGGCTCAGAGATGATCGTCGAACCGAGGAACCTACGATCCGTAGCAAGACTGTTCTCGCCGCCGATCGTGAAACCCTTCACCGGGTTCGTAGTACCAAGCAGTGAGAGGACTTGGGACTTCACATGCCACGGCCGAATATTCGTCGCATACGAAGCCGCTGCGAGCGAAGTACCCATCGTCTCTTCTTCACCAACAACGCTCATGCCCCAAGTGGCGATCTCGCCGGCTTGGCAACCAATCTCCCAAGAGGCGATCTTCAACCCCTCGTAGGTGAACGGGATCACCGAACCGTAAATCGTCGGACGGCCAATCTGGCATGTCAACGACACACCCGGCGCAGCAGGGAAAAACGTGTGTGTTCCCGTACCACCAGCCGTCGCGGTTGACACAGTCCCAAACGCGGCGCGGAGCAACATGCCCATCGACTGGTCGAACAGTTCATGTTGAATGTCGCCAGCAATCGTCTTGTTACCCGGCGTCCACTGTTGCGACCCGATGGTCTGGAACCCGGCGAACGTCGCCGCGGACTCCACCTGTTCTATGTCGGTCTTCAACGACTCCGACACCAACGGAATGAACCGCGTCACCACAACCGCAGCCCCATACGCCGACTCGACGACGTAACCAATCTGTGCGTCCAAACCAGTATTCGTGGGCATTACACCTGCTCCTTCTTCGCCGGCTTCGCGGCTTCCCAAATGGACTGTTCAAGCAGGGACTTACCAATTGCATCCGGCACTTCCACCGGCACATCCTTCACGGCCACGATCATCCCGCCAGGAATCACAATGTTGCGACCGGCACTCTCACCAACAAACACGATCAACATTCAGAACCTCACTGAAGTGACAGACGAGCATGAACAGAAATGTCGAACTCGAAACGGCCAGCACGATTCGCGCCGTTTAACCCGGTGATGTTGCGCCAACCAGCCGGGAAAATCTCGAACACTTGGATATCGGCATCGTCAGCGATACCAAGCGAAGTGTTCGCGGTAAGAAGCCCGATCGTTTCGCCAAGAACTCGTGTCGCCAACGTGTCGATTGATTCTTGGTCATCGTCGGTATCACGGCCCAGGGCCTGAATGATCAGCGTCGCCGTGTACCGCTCATCCCATTGCGTCAACCCAAACACGATCGGCTCAATAGTCGCTTCGGTGGTGTCGTCCCACCACACGCACACACCGGAACCATCCTCACCCAACACGTCGGACGCATCCTGTGGGGATTGGTACAAGACGTTCGGGACGCGGGCTTGCAGCTTCTCGATCAGTTCCTGCTTGACGCGAAGCAGACTCGTCCCGTCAATCACCGGTCCCGCTTCCGTATTGCCACTCATCCCCAAGCAGATCCTTCACCGCGTTGGGGACAACGAACCGCGGGTATGCCGCTTGGGGAATGTCGAACTCGTCGGATGATCCCACTTGGTCTTCGTAGGACCGCCACACGTTTTGGAGGATCAGGCCGCACGCATCCTTGAAACGTTGGTCGACAGTCACGGTTGTCGTGTACCTGCCCGCGACATAGGTGACGTAGACGTTGTCGTCACCAACCTCGAACGGGTAGGAGACGTTCGCGTTGCGGCGCGTCAACTGGCCAGACTTCGCATTCACCCTGTACCCGGCCGCAGGTTTCGACGTGTTCGATTCGGCGGTCAACGTCCCGGCCGTCGTGTAGTCGTACTCGACGACCTGAATCACGGAGTAGACCGGTGCGTGCCGTAACCAAATGCTGTGTTTCCCGCCATGATGCAGTTCGCCGGTCACGGTGCCGCACACGATCGTTCCGGCACCCACAGCGAGAGCACGCGACGCAGACGTGATCCACCCGGCCAGGAGTTGGGTGTGTTTTGAGTCGTTCACACCGACACCCAAATAGCGGCGGGCTTCACCATCGGTGAGGAGGTCATCTGTTGCCATCTGGCCTCCAAATCCACAAGTTGGCGTACTGCTCAACGGCACCCAACGCCGCTCGAGCCGCGGAGATCACCGGCTCATGGTGCGCGTCGTCGCCACACAAGATCCCGCCCGCCACGATGAGCGGCTTTACCGCTTCGACGTTGGCGAACACTTCGTCGTACGAATGGGTCGCGTCGATATGACAGAACCGAACGGGTGTTTGGTCGGCTGCGAAGTAGTCGCGCCAGTCCATCCGATGCGCCTCGACGTTCTTCCCGGCGACATTCGTGAGGAACGTCGCGTACACGTCCCGTTCCGCTGCTAGAGCCGCAGAGATTTCGCCTGGTGAACCAGCCCACGTATCCACCGCGTGAACCACAGACGGCCGTACAGCACCCGCTAAAGCGATACAGGAACGGCCTTCCCACACCCCAACCTCGATGACCCTGCCGTCAACCGCATTCGTTGACTCTGCAAGGCTGGCAAGGAACGCCAGATTGTTTTCGTGGTACCAGTTTTCGGTGAAGGTCATGGGACCGTGATAATCCCGAGGCCGTACGACTCCGGGTAGTTCTCCCACCCCAAACCTTCGGATTCGCAAAACTCGACGATGGCCCGCTTCACCGGGTACGGCGACTGCTGGGCAACGTCCATCGGGCGGGCAAGTTCCGTGTCATGCAAAACCAGTTTCCCACCCGGCTTCAACAACCAGCGGTACAGGTGCAGCTCGCGGAGCGTATGCAAATAATCGTGGCTTGTGTCGATGAACACGACATCGACATCGGCGGGGAGTTGCGTGAAAATGTTCCCGGCACAGTCGTCGCCTTGAATGAACGTCCAGTGCGGCCAGTCACCAATCGGCGGTTGTTCGTCTATGTCTACGGACCACAGATGTCCGTGACCTTCGAGGCCATGTAGCCATGCGACCGTGCTGACTCCGGTACGGGTACCAAGTTCGATGATCCGGTCGGCATCTGCGGCGAGGTCAACGAAGCGGGGTAGGTGATCCACAATGTCGGACGGCGTGGTTGCGAGCCGTTCGTATTCGGTTGCGAGGCTCATCGGGGCCGGAACCAGTTCGCCGGGGCATGACCTTCACGAATCCATTTCGGGTACGTGTCGTCCACGTCAACCGGAATCAACTGTGTCCCGGTGCGGCCGTTGTCGATATGCCGCCCAGTTTCGTAACACTCGTCGAGGCGGTCATACCAGCCCATATCTTTGACTTCGGGATGGCAGAACGCGTCCATCTTTTCGCGTGCTGCTTCGCCGCCACCAAGCCAGGAGAAATGCCAGCCGGCGTCTTCGAGTTCTGGAAGGTAATGGCAACGGGCTTCGCGCATCGACGCAAACTTGCCGACGTCTTTGACCCTGCCAGCGACGGTGCCCCACCACGGCTCAGGATGCTGCCAGTCGACCGCGAAGCAGTAGAGCGTCTGACGGAACCGCACAAAACCTTTCGGGCGTACAAGGCGCGTGTGGAGCGCCGTAGGGATCTCATCCAAATCGCCGTGAAGTACCACGTCGTCGGGTTGGGCGTCGAGTTGCTTTAGCCCTTCCCAGCACCACTCCCGCTGGGCATGCTCCCTTGACCATGCGTCGACATCGGTTGGAAGGTCCGTCGCCTGGATAGCGACGATGCGGTCGGCCCACGGCGCGAACCGTTCGTGATCCTCCGCGTAGTGGTACGGCTTCGGAGTGTTGCCGCCGTGGGTTACGTCCGCTTCAACGAGGACGTGAACGAGGTCGGGCACGTCTTGCAGTTCCGTGAGGCGCATTTCCAACAGGTCGAACTCATCCCGAAAGGGGAACGTGTCGATAATCACGGCCGCGCTTCCCAGTAGAAGTTCTTGCACATCTTGTATGACGGAGGCCAGTATCCCCTACGCTCCCACCACCGCGAACGCGACGGCAATGCGTCTAGGTGGAAGCACCGCACCTTGTAGAAGCCGGGATGTCCGACCGGCGTCTCGTGCTGCCTATCGTTCGGATGCAGATCGCACTTCCACCCAACCTCATTCACTTGATGCGCTCCACGCGCCACGTCGGCACCTTCGTAGACCAACGCTCGCCCGGAAACGAAGGTTGCCCGGCGCGCGGTGCCCGGTCCGCTACCCCGACCGCGATCTTCCGAGCGGATCGCTTAAAGAACGTCCCGTCCGAATGTTCTCCGTCGACCGTGGACACAACCCAACGCCAACGCGCATTCACCGGGCGACCAGGATTGCGATGATGGCGTTCAGTGCCCAAGTGATGAAGAACGCCGTACGCCAGAACAGGTAGCGGTGTTGCAACTCGGCGATTGCCTCGCGAGCCGTCACGCGCCGAGGCCGTGGACCCCGCTGAAGATTCCAGTCGTTGGGATTCGGCATCGTCATGCGGCCCTCACCTTCGAGAGCCCTTCACGCTGCATCGCGACCAACGGTGCGCGTTTCCGCCACACCTTCTCATCATCACCTCGAGCCGACCACCCCAACTGGTACGTCTCGTCAACCTCGGCCTTACCAAGATCCGGATGTAGATGCTCCACCAACGACGACAAACACGGCGTAAACACCCTGCGTGCCTTCGCGAGCTCCACGATCTCCACGTCGGTATAGAAATGCCGGTAACCCTCATGGGCCACCATGCCCGGCCCATCCAACGAAGCGCCCAATTCGTCTACGTACGCACGGCGGATAAAGAAATGGTCCGCATGGGAACCATTCGCGACCTTCGGATTCCCCCCACCTTCAGGATGATCGTTGGTGCCGATCACATCGAACCGGTCCGACACATCCCGCGCCCAGTCAACCCAACCAGTACCGAAACGTACATCGTCACCGCAAACGAAAATCCACGGCTCAACTGTTTGGGCACAACCAGAGTTGGCTTTCTGCGCGTACGTCGAACCCCGATCCGATATCAGAACTTGCGCGCCAGCAGCCGTGACCGCTTCGATCTCGTCAAGGTCATCCTCGTCGCAAACGAAGTAAACCTCGGCAACACCCTTAGCCGTCCTACGTGCCGACTCCACCAACGGCAAGACGTTCTGCGGACGGTTCAACACGGGGACGATGACCGCCACACCATTTTTGGTGGGGATCTTCTCATCCGTGCGGACTACCGAACCGCCATCAAGCTCGTTGAGGATCGGCGTCCAATACTTGGCAAACACCCGGTCGGCGTCGTACTCGCGTGCTTTCGCAATCGCACAGTTTCGGTTCTCTGACGAGTCGCGTTCTTCGTATGCGAACTCGAGCGCCTGAATGATCGCGGCTACGTCTGCCTTGATAACCCACGACGTTTGGGCCGCTTCCCACTCGGGGACACCCGGCACCTTCCAACCCGCACCGACCAGTTCGGGTTGTGCCGAGAAGTCGGTGACGATCACTGGCGTCCCACACGCTTGCGCTTCGATCAGCGGGATACAGAACCCTTCACCGCGAGACGGGGCCAACAGAACATCCGCCGCCGAATACACCGCCGCCAAATCGGCTTGGGAGATGAACCCGTTCATGTAGGCGTACTGGTCACAAAACTTCAACTGATGCTCGGGGATGCCACACCCGATCGCCAATTCGAGGAGGTTGATTCCCTGCGCGAACGGACCGATCTGTTCCGCATGGACGTAGAGGAGCGCGTCGGGATGTTCTTTGGCGAACTGTCCGAATGCGAGGAACGCTTCGGGGAAACCTTTGCGGTGTAACGCCCACCCTTTGTTCATGCCGTTCATCATCACGACGAACCGGTCGTCGGTCAGGCCACACACGTTCTTCGCATTGTCGACCGGTTGGAAGATCTTCGTGTCGATCGCGAGTGGTGCGTACAACGGGTCGAGGCCAATCGTCTTCAGTTGGTCTTGGCCCCAAACGCTCATCGCGATCGGAACCGCAGACGACGCCGTAAAGAACTGCCGCACCGAAGGCGGGACCGGATGATGATCCACCGGTGTCCACGCCGCGACGTTGAACTGTGCGAGTGGCCCTTGTGTCGCACACGGAATCAGGCCGAACACATCCATGAGCGGGATGATCCAACCACCCAACGGGTCGCCATCAAACCAGCGGATCGCATGTTGAGGCATGAGATCGTTGCCGTACGACTCACCAGCACACGGAAGAAGCGGGATACCTTCCCAGTTTCCGAGGCCGGACTGGTGCCCGTAATACGTCGAGATTGCAACTTCATGGCCGACATCGCGGAGCCGACGTGCGAGCAATGCCGTCTGCGTGCCGTATCCAGTCGGTATGTTCGGTCCGTTTGAGTGGAGGAGGATCTTCACTCGCCGGTCCGAATCTCGGTACGCCGCTCAACCCGCACGATGTAATCCGCAAAGTTTGGATCGTCACGATCACACGGCGACCAACCCAACACCGAGCAGCCTTCGCGAGTGAACCGCTTCACAGCCTCATAGATGTCTTTACGCGGAACGCGGATCTCATCCACAGGGGTACCTCCACAGGGAAGAACAGGGAATGCAAGGGGACTAGCTGAACGGAGTTGCGAGCACCCCGTCGCCGAACACAAGGCCGGTCACAAACCAACCCGTAGCGCTTACCGCAATGAACTCGACGGCGGTGCCTTTCTTGCCGCCCGTCGTCGTGCCGTTACACGTCAACACCAGATGGCTGGACCCGTTCGGCGTCAGATACACACCCTGCGGTGCGGTGTATGCGGCGTCGAAGTCGGCCATCAACACGCTGCCGAGCAACAGATCGCCCGACGCGGCAGTCACACGAAAGTTGTTAGACGTGACCGATACCGTCACCAGAAACTTGTAAGACAAGCCGATCTGAGCCGCCGCGATCGCGGGGAGCGTAAAGTCGAGGCCCGCAGCGTCGTTCACCAAGATTGCGGAAGCGGACTGGGCTTCGGTCAACACGACGGGAGTCGCATATACGCCACCCGTATTGACCACCGGATACTTCGAGTTCAACGCACCAGTGAACTGCACGTCGGTCGGATCAGTGAAAAACGTCGGGTACCTGACAACCATGATGTTCGAGTCTTCGAACACCTGGCCGACTTCGGCACGGTACGCGGCTTGGTTCAACGCGGTGGTGCAATACACGAGACCCATCGGACATCCTTAAAACGGGTGTAACAAAGATGCAGGGGAGAAGAGGCAGGGGAGTGCTGCCCCGGACCCGCTGAGGAGTCCGGGGCAGCGTGGCCGCCCTGCACGGCCATCTACGCCTCTTACGCGGCGTCTTCGCCGCGGAGGTAATGCTTCGAAAAGTCGCCGTTCACTACGGCGAGCAAGGCCGACGACCCGACCGGAAACGACAACTGGAATGGCTCATTGACCGTGTAGTCGTACTCGGACAAAAACTCAATCGCCCACGCGATCTTGTCCCCAACGCGTTGCCCGGCAGGTTGCGACTTCGACCAGAGCTCAAGATTCTCGGGACGGTTATCAGCCCTATCGCCATTGAGGTGATGCACGTTCTCATGCCGCATCAAGGCGCGCCCCAGTATTTGCTCCATCACGACGCGATGCTGCAACACGTTCGTCTTGGTCGCGCCATCCCACTTCTGCACGTACCCGCCGCGCGTAACGCGCCACCTGGATTCCTGCAACGACCCAGCCGGACCGACGTCGCCAAGACGACGAAGTCGTGCGTAATGCATCTGGCACAGAGTGTTGGCTAGCACCGGGTAGGAACACTGCTCCACGGAACACCAATCGAACTCGCCCGATTCGATTAACCGTTGGCGATGATGACGCGCACACAGCTCGGCGCGTGAGCGCTTGTTGTCGCAATCCGCTACCTCACACAACGGCGAGGCGTGCCGCTTCTTGATGTTCTCTGCCGGGCCCGCTTCACCGTGGATAAGGACGCGGCGGTAGTGCATGGCACAGAACGAACGAGTCCGTGCCGGCTTCACGCAACCATCCACCGAACAGGGACCACCGAACCACGCGGCACGCTTGCGCGTCTGCGCCCATCGAGGAGTGTCCATCGGTACGCCGCGACGTTGCCGGTCGTAATGGAAGTGACACCATCCACGACAAAACGTTGGGCGATCGCACGAAGCGACAGAACAAGTACGATTCGACATTGTCGAACACGCTCCAATCGTGTTTGACGAGCGAGCCGGGACGGACCACCGTCCCGGCTCCACTCATGCGACAGCCCTTACAGCAGCTGTTGCAGCAACTTGATCGCCCCGGAATCCACCAAATCGGCATCGGTGCGCAGAACGCCCCTGAAGCCAATTTCATCCGTGTCGAAGTACCGTTCGTCGGAACGCTCGAAGCGGAACCCGCCAACGTCACGGATGTAGTACGCCGAGAAGTCACCGAACGCCACGGTCTTGATCGCGGAGCCCTGCGTCCCGAAGTTCACATCGGTGAACACCGGCGAACCAAGAAGCTCGCCAGCCTGGCTGAGAGTCCGAACACCCTCGAACGTCGTAGTCGGCGTCCAAATGTACGAACCGATCGTGCCGGCTCCACCATCACGCAACTTGCGGATCGTGCCAGCCGTAAGACGGTTCATTACGAACACGCCACGGTCGGCGTAACCCTCCACTACGGAATGCTGCAAGTCGATCAACGGGTCGATCGACTGGGTGAACGCGGTTGCGGCACCACCACCAAGGGCGATGAGTGAACCACCAGTCTTCGCACCCACCGACGCGGCCGTGATAATGCCGTTCGGGGCAGACGAACCGCCACCAAGCACATAGGCGGTGTCGGTGATACGACCGACCGCGTAGCCGATGTTCTTCGCTACGAAGCCAAGCAGATCGAATCCCGTGTCGGATGCGGCCTGATTCGAGACCTTCACCAACTGGGCGTACCGGTAGTCATCCAACCGGATCGTGCCGAACACCGGGTCAGTACCACCAATCACCGTGCCTTGCGCGATGACCTGAGTACCAACACCATGAGTGACGAGCCTCGGGAACGTCCATGCCCCACCACCAGCCGAAGTGAACACCTGCGCGATCTGACGAATCGTGGAGGCCTCTTCGATGTATTGGTACAACTGGTTATAGAACGCGACGGGAACGGTAAGCGAACCGGCCGACGCGCCACCATCCGTGTAAATAGCACGGGCTTCGTTCTTGTCCATGCCATTACGGACAGCCTGCATGAAGTTCGCGGACGGCGCGAGGTCAATGTCGATCGACATGCGAGCCTCGTTGCCGGCGACGTGCCCACGGAACCACTGCTCAACGTCAGACGTGACCTTCGCAGTACGCTTCGCTTCGACTTCGGGCCGGACGATGTGTTCGACGATCTCGCGGGCCTTGTCGGCTTCGTTCTCGCGAACGGCACGCTTCGACCATGCTTCGATCGTGTCGGTGAGCTCTTCGTATTCCGTGTCCATGCGAGCAAGGACGGTGGACTCTTCGGCGTTGGGGAGACGCCCTTCGCGCTGGATGGACTCCATCCGCTCCCGTTGGGTTTCGATGACGTTCGCCCGCTTGGCGAGCAGCCCGTCTACATAGGTGGTATCCACTGGTTTCTCCTGTGGATCAGTGCAGGGAATGAATGGGTGAATACGCGAGGTGGTGCCCCCGTAGGGTCCGGCGTCGCGGGTAGTGCTCCTGAGGTGGTCGCCTCGTAAGGCTCCGGCGTCAGGCAGTCTTGAGGCGGCTGCGCTCCTTGTTGCGCATAACCATCGCCATGAATGCTCGAGCCTCGTCCGGGTCGATCTCCGGCTCGGGCGGAGGAGAACCGAGGATCGTTGCACGAGTTTCGTCGTCCGCATCTGCGAGCCAACGCGCTACGGCGTCGGCGTCCAGAGCGTCTGCGGAACGGACGGTGCCCCACGCGGGCGGGTTCGCACCCAGACCAGTCACGATCGACGCGACATCGCCACGATGCAAGTTCACTTCGAGAATCGAACGGGTCGTGTAATCCTCGTTCCATTCCTGGCGGGTCACACGAAACGCGAACGACATCGACGACGCGTCGCCCCGCTCAACTTTCGGCATCACCCGTTGAGCATCGACATCCGTCCGTGAGACGCGCGCCTCGACCATCAGATGCGGATCAGCAGACAACACCAACCCACCACCACGGGTAGTAGCCATCGTCGTCGCCGGATCATGCATGTAGTTGAACATCACGTCCGGGTTTTCCGACAACGTTTTGTCGAACGCACCCTCGCGGATCGTCTCCTCAAACTCGCCCCACATATCGTGAACCATGTACGGCGACTCGACGATCGACGCTTCGCCACGGAACGTCCAGAACTCGGGGTCCGTCACATCGGCACGCAACTGGATCAACGATGCCCAATCAGCACCCACCGATCCTGTCGGTGAAGCCGCGTCGGCAAGGACAAGCCCGCGCACTTCACGCACGTTGAGCAGATTCGCTCGCTTAGAAAGTTCCATTAGATACTCCCTGGCCTTCAACGGCCTGGACCGTGACCGGGATATTCCCGGTGTGTTCGATTGCAGGGAGACCCAACGCGGCCAAGATCGCCAACGGCTCGAAGCCGGCACGAACCAGACCGCCGATCACGTTCGCGACACCAGGATCAAACTTCGAGGTCGCGTCGGTGATCAACGTGGTTTGCAGCGGGAGGCGCACATGGTCGCCACCCACGATCGGCTCCGCATCTTCAAGAGCCAGTTCGGTATTCGGTGTCGCCATGCCCGCCCGAATCTTGATCTCGTGTGCTTCCATCCGCGTCTTCAGATCGACTCGCACATACGCGTCGAGGTTGTACCGCACGTACTGCTTCTCGCGCGGTCCAATCAACAACCGAGAATCGGCACGCTCCAAGCGCACCGTCCACGGCAACAAACCATCCTGAGCGAACTCGAGCGCCATCTGCTCGAGCCCGGCACCGCCACCCTGCGAAGCGTTCCCCGCAATGCGTTGCACCTTGTGCGGCGGGACACGGAACCAACGACACACTTCTTCGACCTGGAACTCGCGCGTCTCAAGGAACTGTGCATCGGACGGGTTCAACGTGATCTGTTCCCACGTCGTACCACCCGTCAACACCATCGGCTTCCGAGCATTGCCGGTCCCCGCATACCGTTCCGAGAACGTATCGCGGATCCGTTCGACAACTTCCTTCGACACTTGAGCGGGAAGCTGCGGAACTTGCAACACCCCCGATGGGGTGATGCCGTTCTCAAAGAAGTTCGCGCCGACCGTCTCCGCTGATTCACTGATCCCAAACGAACGTCGCGCATTAGCGATGACACTCTCACCAACAGCAGAACCGGGTAGGCGGTACCCGCGAATGTGTTGAATCATCCCCGTCGGCATCGGCATTCCGAGAACCGTGTATTGCAACGGGCCATGCGCATAAACGCGATTAATCGTCACGTCACTCGGCGGGATAGCCCACCGTTCGGTAATCGGCACGAACGGATCAACGGACCCGCCCTCGCGAACAATCAACGAGTAAGAGTTCCCCCAGCCGAGCAGCGACAGAATCCGCATCGTGTCGTAATCCACACGATCCGTTTCCGGGTTCGGTTCTTCCAACCATTCAGGGGTCGGAACTTCGATGCGACGTTTGTCTTCGCGTCGGTACACGTCGAGAGGCAACGTCGAGATGTTGTCGGCAATCAACGTCTCGCACGCCCACACGGCCGACAAGGTGAGTGCAGACCGCTCGGTGACGTTCGGCCCCACGCCACCAGGCGTGAACCACGGACCAACACCACCATCATTCCACTGCCGTGTATCCGAACCGTCAACCAAAGACGCGAGGCCACGCACCGGCTACTTGCCCTTCTCGACAGCGAGGTCAAACGCCTTCAACAAAGCGAGACACCCCACCACGATCAGCCCCCAACCGAACCCCGCAACGACACCAACCCCAACCACAATCGCCACTACACCCAACAACTCGAACGCGGGAACAGTCACGAAAAGCGCAAGAATGCGCGCGAGAGCCTTCAACATTTAGAGACTCCCTAACTAGAGAAGAATCACTTCGGGAAGTGCGAACACTTCCTCCGGCGTCTGAGACCAAGCCCACAACGCCAACCCCGCAGACACCAACGGAGTGATATCCACCGACGACTGGCGGCGTGCCCACAACCACGAATCGCCATAAAACTTCCGGTCCGCACCCGCAACCGCAACGTTCAACTCGACCTGATCCAAATGTTTCAACTCGCGTTGCACAACCGCATCGAAGAACATGCCGCACGCCTTCGCATGATCCGCAACCGAAACCTCCAAAGTTTCGACTTCGGCCTGCTCGAGTTCCAGCAACAACGACGCGGCCGGCGACCCAGAAGCGACAGCGAGGACACCACCCCACTTCGATTGCAAGTCCTTCGCCCGTTCGATCAGCCAATCCGTACCCGGCCGGATATCAACAATCTCGACGTGTGGGCCACCAAACCCGGATTCGCCACACACCGCGAACGATGCAGCCATCCTTGACGGAGACACATCAAGAGCGAACGCGACCCGATCCCCCGGCCCCGACTTCAAGTTCGCGCACGCATCCCAGTCGGCGGCAGAGATGACCGACGGAAGCGCGTCATCAAACGGGGGTGCCCACACACACAAGTGTTCCTGTGCGAACGCGACCGGGCCGAGAATCCGGAACTGCCGGTCAAGGTATTCCTCTGTGATACGACCCGAATGCAACGCTTCGTTCGTATCCCACCAAGAGGCCTTGTCTCGTGGGTCAACGTCTCCGAGTGTTACCCGACCGCTGTCGTCAATTTCCCACGGCTGCGCCGAGAATCCGACATAGCCGAACCGGTCCGGAGTGTCGAGTTTTGTCTGCTTCCGCAGCGACCACCACCAACCCGACTTTCCCTCAAGACCCCCCGTACCAAGCGCGTTGAGTTGTGGATTAGCACTGACCGCCTGAGCGGGAGTGATCGCCGAAAGGTGGTCAAGTTCGGCGTGCTGGGCTTCGTCGACCACAACCCTGTCAACCTCGTCGATGCCACGAAGGCCGCTGCCCGTCCGGGTCCGATACCAGATAATTCCACCGTTGCGGAACTCGATCATCTGCTGACCCGTGCCCCGCCACACTTTCTGCACCAAGCGACGCAAGTCGGCATGGCCCTCAACCAGCGACAGCATCCGAGACTGCGTTTCCGTCGCCAAGAGCACCGCATCGTGGATCGTGTGTGCAATCCGTTCGGACCGCTGCGTCAACCCCCACAGCTCAACAACCTCAACGGAATCGCCCTTGCCGTTCTGGCGAGGCTTCTCATGCCCCGTCACATCAGCAGCCCACATGCCATCCGGCCGGATTGCCAGCATCACCTCAACATCGAGTCGCTGACCGGGGTCAAGAGCACGACGACGATAGAACTCCCACAGCTCTATCGCCGCGTGAGCCTCATCCAGGGTGGCGTCGTCGCCTCCCGGCAGCACCACCAGCCTTGGTGTGGGACTTGCGACGACCTGCCAACTGGTCAACGAACGCAACCTCCATTGGCGACTCAAGCGCCTCGAGCAGTTCGCTAATCAGCCGGCGTTCCCGCGACAACGCGGCAGCCTTCGCTCCATCCGCCTCATCGGCCAGCAGCAAGCCCAACCGGTCGTAATCGGCCCGAAGATCCGTTGCCCTATCCATGCTATTTCTGCTCACACAAAACGCCGACGTACCTTATCTACGTTTTGTG